CAGGACGTTGCTGTAAATGCCATGCGTGGCGTGGACAATGCCACACAGTCTTCAATTAATCAGTTGCAACGTTTTAGCTCGGTAGATCTTAGCCAAGTAGTAGGTGAAGCTCAGACTGCGACCCGTGCAATTCAGTCAATGGGTGAGGGGGCCAATCTCAGCACTAAAGAAATTGAGCGAATTGGTAGTATCGGCACTAGCAGTATTAATACGCTTGAAAGCGAGCTGCTGGCAGCAAAGAATGCTTTCTCTGCATTAGAACAAAGTAGCGAAGCTGTCACTCTTGAGGAAATTAAGGCTGCAGGAGAAAAGGTCAAAGGTCTTGAACAGGCAGTTGATCTGACTAAAGCAGCATTTGCAGATTTTGATACCCAAGCATCTTCTGCAATGCATAGTGTATCGACCAGTGCAGATAAGGCTACAACCAGCGCAAAGCAGACCGGACATGAAATCTATGAAGCCCTAGGCATTAAACCACCAACAGTCATCAATGATGCCATTACTGCGCTTGAGCGAAAGCTAGAGGACTTTAAAGCCAATAGTAAATTACCGGCTGAAGAAGTTGAGCGTGTTACCAGAATTACCGAGCAACAGATTGAGAAGCTCAAAAGTGAACTTCACAGTGTTGAACCGGCAGCAGAAAAAGCAAATTCGGGTATTTCCAATCTTTCTAAAGGGATGGGTGTAGCCAAGTTTGCAGCGACTGCTCTTGCGGGAGCTATGGCCGCCGTTGGTATTGGTATCGGTGTGAGAGAAATTGCTCAGGCAGCGGATTCGTATACTACTCTTTCAGCACGAATCAATATTGCAACCAGCGAAGGTGGTAACTTTCAGCAAGCTATGACTGGTGTGCATCAAGTGGCACTTGCTACCAATTCAAGCTTGGAAGCTACTGCCAGCCTGTTTACCAAGGTGAATGATGTTGGTAAACAGATGGGAATGACCCAGCAGCAAAGTCTGGATCTGGTAAAAACCATCAATATGGCAATTCAAACAGGAGGTGGATCAGCACAGGCCAGTGAAGATGCTATTGTCCAGTTTACCCAGGCACTGCAATCTGGGGTACTCCGTGGTGATGAGTTCAACTCAATCATGGAACAGGCTCCAGGAATTTCTAAAGCCTTGGCTCAATCCCTTGGTGTGACTACAGGTGAGTTACGTACTATGGCAGAAAACGGCGAGTTATCTGCTGAGCGCGTAATCAAGGCCTTACAGAAACAATCCGCTGCAATTGAAGCTGACTACAATAAGTTTCCGACTACGATAGGTAATGCATTACAGCGTATCCAGACCCAATGGCAAATCCTGATTGGTACCATGGATCAGTCCACTGGCGCATCTGCAACAGTTGCACAATGGCTGGTAACTATTGCTGACAATATGGATGTCGTTGAAAGGCTTTTAAGCGATATTGGTAATGGTTTTATCTGGGTCGGTGATCAGCTTAAAAAAATTGATCCGGCAACTATCGAGGCTATGAAGGCTGCACTTTCTAGTGCATATGAAACTTTGAAAACTCTGGTCTCAACAGTAGGTGAGGGGTTTGAAGTAACATCTGGACTTTTAAACATTCTTCTGGGTGATGTTTTTGATTTTTCAAGTGGTATAGATACAGCTAATGATAAGACCAATGGCTTCACTAAAACCTTGCAAGCTATTAATGTTGCCTTGGGTTTCATTGAGGATGGTTTTGATGCAGTTGGGATTGTAGCTAATTTGCTTGCAGGCGTGTTCTATGACGTTGCTGCTGCTTGGCTGAATTTCAAATCAAAGTTCACATGGGGAGATACTAAAAAACAAATTATCTCCGAAATGAATGAGATGGGAGTTAAGGCTAAGGAGCATTACGACAGGTTTTCAGCTGGAGCAATGGAATTTAAATCTGCCGGGTTAGAAGCAATTGGTGAAATTGCTAAAACTCAAGAGCAGAAAAATCAGGAAGCTGTAGCAGGCAATCAAAAAACCTTAAGTCAGTTGTTGGCTCAAAATGCAGAATTTAATCAAAAGTCTAAGGCGTTAAGTGAAGAGCGTACAGCACTTGATAAACAATTGAGTCAGGCTAGGGCCGATGGTAATCAGACTGCTATTGATTCTATTATCCAGAAATCGAATGAACTGGATACACGGGAAAAAGAGCATGCCACCAATAAAGCCAAGTTAGATGCTGAGAAATTATCCTCAGTAAAGGCATATGCTGAAGCGGCCATTAAAGCTAATGGTGGGGTCATGGACGGCACCATGCAAGCCGACCTTATGGCCAAGGGATATATTGTTACTGTTGGTGAGGCAGGCAAGGTTAGTGTGGCAGCTTGGGAGGGTGCTGCTCAGGCTGCAGATAATGCAGCCAAAAAGGAAGAAGCTGTCAAGCTGGCCAAAGAGAATCTACAAAAGGCAGATGAGGCATATCTGGCTTTTCAGAAACAGTCCGCCGTTGAACGTGCAGTTCTGGAACAACAGATCGCCGAGGCTAAACGCACGGGTGATTTAAGTGCATTGAAATCTGCACAAGATTCCCTTCGGGGTATTGACCAGAAGGAAACGGAACTCGCCAATAACCGCAATGTACGTGCTGCGGAATTGGATGCAGCTAATTCCGGGTCTGGACAGGTGGCAGAAAATGCATATTCGAGAGCTTCTCTTGCAGCCAAGCAGCTCGGGGTAGATATCGATGTTGCGTTAAATCGAGTCTCTAAATCCTTTACTGAGCAGGGTAATAATGTCACTGATCTGAAAGGCAAGTTGGCTTCTGCAGGTATTACTGGTAAAGCGGCAGGAGATATAATTTATCAGTCTTGGTCGAACTGGTTACAGACGGCTAAAAGCCAAGCTGAAATTGATTACGCAAGGTCCAAGCTTGAAGAGTTTGGTGATCAAGGTAAGGTTTCAACGGGCCAAGTCGAACAGGGCCTGATTGCTATCAAGATGCAGGCTTTAGAACTACCGGATGATATTGATCCGGTGACAGAGGCGTTTAAACGGCTAGGCATCGAAACCAAGGAGAATTTAAAGCTTGCTGCTCAACAGGCTTTGATGGATTACATCACCGTCAGAGATAGCGGAAAGGCGACTGCTGAAGGTATCCAGAAAGCATATGAGAAAGCTGCTCAGTCTGCAGCAGCATCGGGTGATGCAGGTGTCATTGCTGCGACTAATGCGGCAAATGCAGGCCGCAATCTGGAAATCCAGACTGATGAGAGCGGTCAGGCTGTAGTCAAGACCATGGATGGCTGGGCCAAAGCCAATAATCGGGTAGAGAACTCAGCCAGTGCCATTGGTGATGGCTACCGTGAAGCTGGACGTGTGGCAAGAGAGGAGGCCAAGTCTTCTACTGAAGCCTGGTCAGAAGCGCTTACTGCCATGCAGGGCAAGCTTAAAGCCTCTAAAACTGGAGTCATGGCTAAAAACGGTTATTCAGTTGATGAGATTGAGCAGCAGCTGACTGAAATGGGATATAGCGGTAATGCCCGGCAAAAGGCTAAAGAGCTATTCGAGACGGCACAACAGGGTGCAGGTGGTTATTACCGTTCAGCCTCTCATGAATATGCTGCGCGTTATGGTGTCTCTGCATACGACAACCAGAAACAGACCGGCAATTATATGTACATTGCCGAGCAGCTGGAAAAGCTGAAAGAATATGCAGGCAAGTCGGGCAGTGTAGGTGCAAGCTCCAAAGCTAAAACAGTTGTGCCTGAGGTGAATATCAACAGCCTGGCTCCGGATGTGAGCTATCCCAAAACCAGTTTACCGGTATCAGATCCAGCCAGAACCGTACGTTATGAGTTTGATCTAGGCAATGGTAAAACCGCAACAATGTACGGATCGCCTAATGATGGTGATGACCTGGAATCAATGCTGAGAAAACTGGAAATGATAAAAAAGAGTAGCTAATGAAATTAATACGAGTGTCTACATCAGAAACCGTCGCCTTGTCCGACGGTTTTTTATGGTCTGATGAATTTGATTGGAACGGAATTGAACAGAACATTAAACCCGCTATCGATGGTACTCCCATCATTCAGGAGGGGAAATGGAAATCTGGTCGGCCCATTACTTTGACTGCAGACAAGAATATGGCTTGGCTTAAACGTCATATTGTCAGTCAGTTAAAGGACTTTTCTTTATTACAAGGTGAAAACTTCACATTAGCTTTTGAATATCCCCATGACCGGCGGCAGTTCAATGTGAAATTTCACCATGCAGCTAATGCTATAGAGGCGCGGCCTGTAAAAGATCATCCATCTGTATCTGACGATGACTATTACAACGTGACTTTACGCTTTATTGAAGTGGGGGAGCTATACAGTGGCAATTGAAACTAAAAATCTGGTGCTC